GCAACGCCTGAATTAATGTGGGAGGCTGCTACGGAATATTTTGAATGGATTGAAGAGAACCCGCTTATTCAGATTGATTATAAAGGCAAAGATGCTGACCGTGTTGAGATACCTCACATTAAACCGTTTACGATTCAGGGACTTTGCTTGTACTTGGATTGTAATGTTAAGTATTTCAACGAGTTCGAAGTTTCGATCAGGGATAGAGAGGACCAACTAAGTAAAGATTTTTCAAACATCATTACGCGTATAAGGGAAACTATTTACAGTCAGAAATTTGACGGTGCATCTTGCGGATTCTACAATGCAAACATAATCGCACGTGACTTAGGATTGCAGGATACTGTTAATTCAGGGGCTACGGTTAAAAATGAGATAACTGTTATTAATCCTGAGACGGCACAAGCAATTGAGGAAATGAGAAAAAAGTTTGAGGAGGAGTAAAAATATTTAAAATGTGGGGTTAACTTTGCATTTTATCCCGGTATTGAAATAAAAAAATGAAATGCATGACAGTGGTAAAATCGGTTGGACTCCGATACAAAGGATGGCCCCGGTGTGGTATGGTCGACATTAATTATCTCACCACTGTTTTTTTATCGGCCGCACTTGGAGAATATTCAGTCCGCAAAACTGAAAGCAACAGTTCGAATCTGTTTGCGGCCTCAGTTAGCTTTCAGAGTAACTACTAGTAACATTTGCGCCCCAGGTTCACACCAAAGTTTTAGCAAGGCGCTTTTTTTATTTATGGTAACAACCCGCGTATTCTCAGAAACTTTAGCCGCTTACAATGCTGGCTATCGCATAATTGCGAACAGGGGAGGCACGCGTTCAGGTAAAACATTTGCTGAACTTCAAATAATTAACGAAATTCAGAATCATTCGAAAAAACAGCGGGTTATTACAACCGTTTCACATTCATTCCCTCATTTGTCCGGCGGTGCAATTCGAGATTATGAGCGCATTTTATCCGAACAAGGCGCAAATATTGACAAGATACGCAGGCAAAACCCAACGCAGTACCATATCGGCAAATCGCTTTTAGAGTTCATTGGATTCGATAAACCGGGCAAAGCTTTAGGAGCTGCCCGCGAAATGCTGTTTATTAACGAAGCTAACAAAATGCCTTTTAGTATCTGTAATCAACTAATGATAAGGACAACTGAAACCATTTTTTTGGATTGGAACCCCAGCGAAGAATTTTGGTTCGACACTGAGGGTTTTGCTGAACGCTCAGATGTAAAGATTATTGACAGTACTTTTTACGACAACATCAACCCGCTAACTGGCAAATGGAATCTGTCTAACGGTCAGTTATTTGAACTTAAGCAGGCACGAAAAAAAGCACTTGCAGAGGACGCTGCGGGAAAGCGTTCATTTTGGTGGAATTGGTGGCAGGTTTACGGCCTTGGATTAAAAGGTCAGTTGGAGGGCGTTATATTTCAAAACTGGCAGACGTTTGATAAGTTACCAGACTGCGAACTATTTAGGATTTGGGCAATTGACTGGGGCGGAAACGATCCTACAACATTAGTGCAATTAGATTTTGACGGTGATAACAACCGATTATATGTTACAGAACATATTTACCAGCCGCAAATCTTAAACTCAAAACTTATCGATTATTTGCAAATTGTCAACCCCGAAAACTCCCCTGTAATTTATGACAGCGCTAGAAAAGATAAGGGCTTTGAACTACAAATGGCTGGCATAAATGCGATGGGAGCAACAAAAGGTGCGGGCTCAATTATTGACGGTATTGACAGATTGCAGGAATTTTCTATCTTTGTACACGAAGATTCTAAAAATGCTATTGACGAATTTACAAAGTATAAAAGGATTCAAGACCCGATTACTAATAAGTATTTGGATATTCCAGAAGATACTAATAATCACATAATTGACCCTGTAAGGTATGGGGCAAGATTTTACAGAAGATCAGTAAGACCACTTTAAACTAAACAAAATGAGACCCGAAGCAGTAAATAACGAAATCGCAAAATGTCAGAAAAATGTAGATGAATGGCTGATAAATACCGGCATTATACAAATAGGTAGCAGGCATTATCACAAATTACAAGTTTATATCCAGGATGCGGTAAGAGCTGGTTTTGATATGAACTCGAAGCCTTATGTAAAACTAGTAAGAAAGTAAAAAAAAAATAAGTAAGGGCAGGCCAGCCCGAAAACAAACTAAAACTATAACATATGAAAAAACTGTTAAAAAGATTGCAATTGTGGCTTTACATTCAGAAAGCTAAAAGAATTTATAAAATGACTGGTAAGCAATGTTTTGTCGTTCCTGTCTTAACACGAGGTGAGTTTTCTTATCAGATTATTACTAACCAGATACATGATGCTTATAATCGTAAGGCTAAAAAAATGGGTAATAAACAAATTACTTACCCGGAACTTTTAGCCATGTGCGTTTATAAAACTTCTCCGGGTACAACTAAAGAGCGCACGCTATGATCCCTATCCTAATTTCCGGTAAAAAATACAAAATAAAAGCAATCAACGAACTCACGACAGCCGAATTTATAAAGCTGTCTAAAATTGAGAATTGCGACACGGTGAAATATATCGCTTGGCAAACCAAATTATCAATACAGGACTCTTTTTTTGCTGTCACGTCCAGCACAGTTGTAAAAGCTATTGGAGCTGTTCCAAAAATTGAAAAAATTCCGAGGCCGAAATGTTTTGACTACTCGAAAATTATTGAAACGATTGGACAACGGCATCAAATCGAAAACTCAGGTAAAACAGGTTTTGAACTTTTGGTTTACTGTTTAGCGGTTAGTCAGGCACGAAGCAACAATTCGGACAAAGTAAACGAGCTCGAAGCGGATTACCTTACCCGGCCTTTTACCGAAATTTTGCCAGCAGGTTTTTTTTTCTTTCAGAACTACAGGGATGGCAAAAAAAGCGGGCTGAACTTTTTAAACTGGCTTCAGGGTTTGACAAGTATACCGAAGAAAAAAAAGCGGCGGGAGTTGAAAGGCTGAACGCTTATTCAAACTACCTCGAAATTCAAACGCTTTGCGAGCTTTTGAATTGTGATTACGAAAAGGTTTTGGAAAGTGATGATTCTTTTTGTACGAAAGTTTTGCTTTGTAATTTAGAAAAAAGTACTTTTGAGTCAAAGTTTTCAGAACTAATGCAAAAACGGCAAAAGAAATGAGTTTAATCACTGACATAAGTACAATAGTAAGTGAATTATATCCCGCATCGACTTTTGTTTTGTCCTCTAAATTTCAGGCTAATGTAACCGCTTTCTTAGCCGAACTCTCCGAAATGCCTTTAATCATTTTAGATAACGACCTTCCGAAAAATAATTCAATTCAAAAAAATAACAACGTACTAAAGGACAGTAAAATACTGATTTCATTTTTAGACTTAGACGAAAACGGCACGGATGCAGACAGCGAAGCAATTCGGGCAGCGATGGAGGCTATGGCTGATCGTATAGCAGTAAAAATTTATCAGCTTATCCCGTGTAGGCTTGTATCTGGAAATCAAAAGTATAAAGTAACGCCTTTATTTCATGTGTTTAGCTCTAACTTAACCGGGGTCTCGCTTGAAATGCAGGCAAATTATAACGAAATAGTAAATTTTTAAATATATGGCACAAACATTTACAGTCGCCGCAATGGGCTCTGCCGCGAACGATGGAAGCGGGGACAAGATAAGAGTAGGCGGACTAAAGATAGCTGCTGATTTACAGGAGCTATATACAGATGTCGCTGCGTTGCAAGCTTCGGTCGTTACACCTGCTAGTCTTGTTAGGTCGAAGTTAGCCGAAACTGCAACCGGGACGTTAGGGCAAGTAATTGCTTTTAGTTCTGAGTTTGTAACTGTATATGCTTTAAGTATAATTGATTACAGCGGATTAGGGATTGAGGTTGTTTCTCAGGATGAATTTGGGTTTACAATAAACCCCGGCAGTGCTGGTGATTTCGGATATATAGCATTAATTGAAAACTAAATAAAACATGAAAAAAATATTATTACTCTTAACATTATCAGTATTCGTACTCAGTTGCGAAGCTCAATTTATTTTTAAGAACGGAAAGTCAACCGCTAAGGCTGATACGCTCGCGAGTATAACTGATACCTTATACTTAGTAAATAAAACAACAGGAGCAAAAACGAAAGCTGTATTTAAGGCGGGTAAATTAGTTTTCCCAGATGATGTTTTCCCGAAAAGCTTAAAAAAATGGACGGCTGTTACCGATACTTTTGTTGTTATAAAATATCTGTCTTCCAATGTAGGCGTAGGCATAGAAACTAACGGAGGTGTTGGTTTTGCTATTACTGCAAATAACGGAACCGGTTATCAGGTGTCTACAAACAACGGTACCGCAATACTGTTAGGCAACAACGTAGGCACTGGAATTTCTGGACTCGGAGCAGGAAAGTTAATCGAATATTCAGGTACGAGTACCGGCCCCACAATCGCATTAGATCAATCGGGCGGTGGATTAAATGAGCTTTATACAAAAGATTTTGGTACAGAGGTTTACCGGTTGGATGCGGATGGAAATTTAACTACAACCGGCACTGTTACTGCAAACAAAATTATATCTGATTCGATAGATGGCCCGTTAGGTAGTTTATATTTAGGTACGGGGATTGTTGCTTTGCCCGGAGAGGTGTTGTGGCTAAATTCAGGACTTACAGCTAATATTAGTCACAGTGCGGGCCATATTAAAATAACTGATCCTTCTATAAACGGAGGCGCTGAAACTAATTTAAGTGATCTTGTGGGCGGCGGCTCTTCAGACTCCTCCTTTGTAAAATTAACAGTTGGACAAGGAGGCGATACTACTATAATTACAAAAGATAGTATTGTTAAATATCAAGGCGGGATCAAAGTCTTTAAAGTAGATGAAACGGGTACCGTATTGGCCGAAACATTTATAAGCGATTCAATCAGCAGTCGAGTAGCATTATTAGGAGACACTGATAATTACGTTTTAATTGGTAGTTCGCTCAGACCTTTTGATTTAAAATCAGATAAGGACACCATATGGAAATCTGAAGGGGCGACAGGGTACGCCGCTGTGTTGGGTGATGGTAGTGTTATTTCAAATGGGGTAACTTTAGGAACCGATACAACAGAATGGGGTAATATTCCGGGTACGCTTTCTTCACAAACTGACCTTTGGAATATTATAGACACTACTAGCGAGTGGGTTTCGAGAACAATATATGTTTCAATGCCTGAAGATGCACAAACACCCGGAAGCGATATAATAGGTCTAGGGTTGATCTTTGCGCCTTATGCTACACTTAATAAAGCTTTATCGACTGTTAATCCTTTAACTTTAGGTATAATAACTATGCAAGTTGACTCTGGCAGCTATACATTTGATGCTACAAGTAAATATTACTGCAATAAAATATCATCGTTAAATCCGTTGACAAATCATTCTAGTAATTTAATCATTAATGGAACTTATGTAAAAGAAAATTATACATTTACACTGTCATCAACTCCTGTATCAGGAGTTTTTAAAAGTTCATATGCTTTTACAACAGGAGAATTAACAGGCAAATTTGCCGGTACAACTACCACACCCGGTTTACCTATTGAATCTAATATAGGAGACTCTTTATTTCTGCCTACAACCAATGCAGCATCTTTTAATAACATATATACATATCAAACAAACATAAATGTTTCGGCAAGCCGTTATAATACTTCATTTGCTTCTCAGATTAAATTTTCGTTTTTAAAGATGAATTTTACGATAGGATCAAATTTCGACAATGTATGGTCATATTGCTGCGACATAACTAATACATCTGCATCGCAATTTGGTTTTGTTGTCGAATATTGTCAGCTGCAGTTTTCTATATTTAATATGAGTTATAGCGCAACTTTAGCGGCAATAGATTTAAGAAATTCAATAACATCTCAATGTGTTATAAATAATAAAGGAACCCGTAAAACAACAGGCGAAGGACTTAATATAAAAACTCCTTGTCAAATATCATCTATGATGATTAGTGGATATCTTAGAGCTATAGGATCGTACGGAGATATGAATAATTACAAAGCAGCATCGGCAACATGGTTTATAATAAAAGATTGTGGAAGTGCATTTTCTAATTTAAGTTTTCCGAGCTCTAATCTAAATTTTGCATGCAACCCTTTAGCGTTATATAAAGTAGATAATATTGTATATGCAAGTGGTATAACGTCAGCAAATCTATCTTTTACGACCTTACAAAATATTGGATCATACAATTATTTTCACACTTCTTCATCTCTTAAAAGTTTTGTTAAGCCAGAATGGGGCGTAAATATTTATATTCCTAATACTTATCCAGAATATTCGCAAAACAATTCTTATACACTGGCCGATAATTCAACTGATTCTATATCAATTGCTGATTTAACCTATAATCGAACCGTGACAATTGATTATAACATAGTTAGAAATGGAGTTTACCGAGCTGGCACAATGAAAGTACTAAACGATGGAACGAATTATTATTTTGATCCAGGCGATTTTTTCCCGGCTGCCAATGATTTAGGTATAACTTTTAACGGAGTGTATAAATCTGGTAGTACAAATACCCTTAAACTAAAATGGACAACAACATCTACCGGTTTTGCCGGAACAATGAAAGTAGATTATAAACGACAAAATTTTTAAGACATGAAAAATATATTACTGATAGTATTTTGCTTTGTAACATTAACATTACAGGCACAGAAAAGCGATAGAAAAGTTGAAAATAAAATAACTGCTGATACGGTTGTAGCTACTAAAATAAGGGCTACGGAAGAAATTAAGACTAATGTTGTAAAAATAAATAACGATACGGCTGCTACTAAGGCAGAAGTTAGGGCAGTTAAAGTAAAAGGTGGTCCTATTGGCGAAAGTCAAGGGGATTCAACACTTAGGCCTTATACAAGTCAGGCGTCTGCACCAGCTAATGCTTTGTATAAAGAAAATAAACTTTCCGTAAATGGGGGGTTTAAAGTTAATATGAGTAATACAAATGGAGATAGTGCAGTTTATAGACCTGATGGGATTTTTTATTTATTTAAATCTGGTACTGAAATAGTTAGTTCATACGAAACAGATGCATATGGTTTTGACAATTTTGGGATAAAAACCGGTTCTTTATCTATAGTTGGCGGAATTGGAAGTAATATTTATTTGGATAATACAGGAATGTATTTACTCAACCCCGCCCTTAAAAGTTATTTTGAAATGACCCCAACTAAAAATACAATTGGAAAACAAGGAGTATCTACTAATTCATATTTAACACAAGATTCAGTTAGTTTTAGCTTTTCGCGTAATAATATATATAATGTTCTTTTTAAAGTTAATTCAACTGGTAAAATAAATTATGCCGCGGGAACTTCTGAATCTATGGTTATCGCCTCTGGGGTTCGAAGAAAGTTTTTTACTGATGTTTCTACCAACTCCACAAATGTTACCTATTTTTATCCTGATACTATTCAATCAGATGTTTTGGGATTTGACGGAGATCAATTGGACTTTAAATATATAATTATAAATCCAAATGGAACACCCACATCAGGAGGGGTATATAAAGTTTTTTTTGCAGGTGATTCGATCAGTGTAGATAATGGGAATATGCCTGCTAATGGAGTTGCAAATATTACAGGTACGATAATAAGGACTTCATCTACAACAGCCTTAATTAATGCGACATTTAGCATAAATGGGAATACTTTTCAGACAGAAAAATTTTTATCCTTAACCTCCAAAAACTGGGTAACAACAAATATATTGAAAGGGGCTATTCAAGTTTCTACATCTGGTACGTTGACAGTTAAATTTGGAATTATCGAATATAAGCCTAATAATTAAATTTATGAAAACACTCATAACCGTTCTTTTACTTTTCTTTTCAATAACCTCTTATAGTGCTGATTTGGATACTATAAAAGCAAATTTCGTAGCTAAAAGAACAATTTTACACATCCGGGAAAATAAATATCCGGCTCAGTTTACATTTCCTTCGCCTCCAACGGCGATAAATCATATCTTTACTTTGTCGGGCGATTCGCTGTTAATAACCGCTAATGTTAATAACATTACTCATAAGGCGAGTAATGAAAACTTGGGGACTTCGATTTATTCGTTGTCAATTAGCGGACAAAACGATTCCCGTAGTATTTTCGATTATAACACAGACACTTTTCGATTTGCGGCTGCAAATAAAGTTTTAGGCCAAAATCTGAATATGTCAGGTTCCCGACTTTATTATGTTTATAACCCTGCAATTGCTGGCAGTTATCGCAAAAAAATAGATTTAGCACATATAGCATGCGACTCTCTCAATATCCCCGAAAGCAATTTTATATTATGTTTAGAACAAATTCAACCGCAATATTCTTTAGGAGACAGGGAATTGCCGGACAGTATTTACACAAATGCTCTTAACTATATAATTGAAAAGGGGTATCAATTTCGCAAGATTGAAATAGCTAACGAACCGTATTATTGTTGGGGCGTATACTCGACAGACACCACGTACGCCCGTTATGTGCGGCAAAAATACGACCTTATAAAATCTATAGATACTACTTTTTTAGTCGGCATATCCCCGCAGCGGAAAGCATTAGCCGCAACAAAGGTAATGCGATACGCAAAAGATCACTACGACTGGATTAGCCCGCACTGGTACGCGTGGGTTGACTGGGATAACATGAGTTATCCAGCGGGAATATTGTCGGAAAACTACAGAACCATAAACTACAGTGCTATTATAAACGATTCAAGTGCTGTGATTAATTCTCGGACACCTTATCAGTTTGATACGGAATACCGTATCTACTGTTGGAGCGATACGACCACGGGCGAAAACGACCTCCGAATTACCAACATTGTTGGTGCCTCACACATGGCAGTACGTATGATTTACAATACACGTGACGGTTACGAACGCGGTTCAAATTCATGGAATTACAATTCAAGTTCTGCAAACGCATTAATCCCAAGCGGATATATCAACACGTACGGTTCTTTTCCGCTCGGCGATGGGAAGCAGAATTGCACGTACTGGATGAAGTATTATTTCCAGAGGCACACATATACGAATGTTGTTAATTTTACAGGATTCTCACCTTCCGTTACGGACACCGTTAACCGGCACGTTGACGAGGGGACAGGGGCCTTGCGTGTTGGAGTAACAGGCCCACGTACGCCAACAATTATAACTACTAATTCCACCCGAAATAAAATGGGAATCATCATAGTTAACGGAACTGCAACCAGTACGCCGTTTTCAATAACACTTAGCAACTTTATTCCCTCTATAATTACCGGAAAGCAAATCACAGACGAGGTTGATGCTTGGAGAATTGTAGAACAGGAAAGTGATGTAGTTTCGGCTTTAACCGTTAACTACTCAGCAGGTAAATTAACTGGTACTCTGGCTGCGTATTCGATAAATTTCATTGACTTAACAAAATAATTATGTTTCAAGCAGGTGTAAAAAATATAACTTTAATCGAAAAGAATAACGTAACATTTCGGTATTACGACCCGCTTGACCTATCTAAGATTACGAACATTTCAACTTCGGGAGCGCAAATCGTAATCGAAAATTTACAACACCCTGAAGTCGAAATAAAATATAAATTTTCGAAATCCGGAAACGTTACACAAGATTACACAGTTAAATTTTTTATACTCGAATACAGCGTTGAAAATTTACAGCTTATAGAGCAAATTAAAACATCGGTATACGGCTGGTCTTTGCTAATAGAGTTTTATTCGGGTGACTTTAGGTATTACGATTGTCCGCTAGTTTGCCGGGAATCTGATATTAAACCGCATAAAGAAATGGCTTTTACTGTAAGCTTAGAAAATCCTGCACCGTCTACAAAACCGCATTTAAATTATGTTCCTGGAATTTCTTTAATTCCTGTATACAGATTTGACACAGAATTGTTAACTTTCGATACTGAAATTTATACCTGGGATTATGAACTTTGATGCGCTTACAGCTAAATATTTAGGCAACCTGAAAGAAAAAATACAGGGTGCAATTGCGAGTAAGGGGCTTGACAATTCAGGCGAAGCGTTTAATAGTTTAGAGGTAAAAGGTTCGCAGCTTTTAGGAAATGATTATATTTATTATCTCGATAAAGGTAGAGGGCCGGGAAAATTTCCGCCTACATTGATAGGCTGGATAAAAAATAAATTAGGACTTGAAGGCACGGAAGCAAAGCAGGTAGATTTTTTAGTACGTAGAAAAATAGCACGCGAAGGGACTGAGATATTTAAAAACAACAGCAAAGGGATCGAACTCGACAACCTGGTAAATGAAATGGTAGACGAATTAATTAAAGAGTTGCCTGGCGCGGTGACTGTGGAGGTTTTAAAATGGCTATAAGAAAAGAAATTTTAGAATTAATTACGTTAGAAACCTACCCTGAAGTTAGGACAGGAGGGCAAATGGTAGGCACAATATCGCAGGGTATTAAGTTATCTTGTTTAGATTGTGGATTTGCAATAATTGTAGATGGTCATCGAAGTGCTTTGAAAAATAGAGAATTAGCATTAACTTTTTTTGAACTATATTTAATTGAAACTAAGCAATGTTAACATTAGTCACTAATCCAATAGGCACGGCAGCAAGTAAAATGTTTGCAGCCTTTCAAAAGTGCGAGATTGTTTTTAAACGTGAGGATATTGCGATTATTGACATAGAAGCCGGTACAGGAGGCGCAAAAGTTAACCATGCCGGGGATTTGACTAGTTTGCTGGTTGCTGGGGATGTTATTTATATCTATTCTGAAGGCGTAAATTATACATATAATGGTGTATTTGAGATACTTGCAATAGTTGCCGGTGAAATAACTCTTAATACTCCTTATATAGAAAGTGCTACAGGCGGTTATGCTAACTACCTAAAAAACTATTTCGTTGAATTACAATGCGTTAATTCTACTTTAAGCGATGTAAATTTATTACCGTTTAGTTTAGAAAGTGACGGGGATGCAGCCGGGAATATTACATTTGATGTTTCGATAGTAGGAGAGCTTTTAACCCAACGAGGCGAAATCTCACAGGGTGTAATTTCGAATAGTGAAAATGAGTTTGAAATAAAATACAGGGAGGTATACGACGGAAGCGCAAACGGCTTTACTTTAGTAGATAGTAAGCTGTTTATTATAATGTTTGCAATTGATACCCCGACTGAAGATACTATACTGAATCAACTCGACGAACCTATTTTAGTTTTAGGTTATGAGGGCGCTATCGTTGTAGCTAAAAAAGCTATGGGAGCGGGTAGTAGTGTTGAGATGCCTTATAATGAATTAGACATAAACAAAGAAGTAATTACCTCAGGGACTTTAGGACAGTTAAGTGCTGAGGTCAACGGCTTTTACATATGGAAATGGCTTAAAACTGCGAGCGTTAACAGCTCGACAAAATATATAGAATTTAACTTTAAAGTTAATGGTATTTACGATTTCGCAACACCAGATTTTGCATACCCTGACTTTTTAACACAATAAAATTATGGCAAATAGAACGACAGTAAAGAGTAATATCGTAACGCAAAACGTGCCTACGGTTACGAATGCGATAATGACAAACATGCTAAACGCTGAACTGGCAGACAATGTTAGGTTTAGAGAAGATGTTGCCGTAATACAAGCGTCTGCAATATCCGCTATCGTTGTAGACTTTGCCGGAAAAGACAGAGTTGATTTAACCAGAACCGGGGGCAGCCTTGCAATTTCGGTTACGGGGATTGACGACGGCGAAACTAAATATTTGCTTGTAACAAAAACAGCAGGACAGGCGGTATCGTGGGTAGGGATTACGGATATAACACCGGTAAAAGCTAATGCCGATGCGCTGCCGTTAGTGCTATACGAGCTTGTTAGAAAGGGGGCAAATTATTTTGTAAAGGCGTGGGTTGATACGGTGAGTGGTGAAATAACGGCTTTGTATACTGCTATAAATTTAATAAATAGCAAAGCTGATTATAGAATGCTGCTGTGGGGATTAGTTTCAGATTTTGGAATTTTTTCAGCAACAAAATATGGTGGAACGTTAAGCATGACTGCAACTGTTATTGCTACTGGACATTATCGTGTTACTCATAATCGTGGAAATACAAGTTATTATGTATTTGCTTCGTGTCGTCCATCTTACTCTGCGTACGATGTTTTAGTTTCAACTATAGATTATTTTGCAAATTATTTTGAAATTAGGACAATAAAAGACGGGGCTGCCTGGCAAGGTGTTTTAAATTTTGAAATGAAAAGTAATGTCTAAAATCTTCAAACTCATACGCCCCCGCTCAATGAGCAATCCGGCCTACGAACCATTTGAATACGTTATTAGGTGGTTCGGGCGTGACGGCTCCGACTATCTATATCTTTTTTACGATGCAGAAATTGAAACGAAGGTGACAAACGAAATCGTAAACGAACAGGACAGCGCTAAAATACAGAGCTTAGTTTCTAAAGTCTGGCAGTCGATTGATTTACATGCAGACGACCTGAGCAAATCTGACCTTACAATTATTGGTCAAATATTTGAGCAAACATACGTTACTCGCTTGCTCAAATCCGGTTTAACAGAGCGTTACGCACCAGAGGCCGGAACTTTTAAATATAGGCTTATGGACGGGCGGTATTCTTTAGACTTTAGTCTCACAATGCCAGATATTAAAACATGGAAGTAAAAGTAAACGGTGAATTTATAGAACTAGGTGACAGCTCCCCGGCTATCACGAAAAAATCTATTGACATCAATAATCCGTCAACCCGCTTTATTGACTATACAAATAAATTCATTATCCCTTACACGGTCGAGAATGCCAGAAAACTGGAAAATCCTACAGCTATTGGTAGTAATAACAGGGCTTTTGATAAGCTTTATGACATCTCTATAAATGATGTTTTTAAGATTTTCGAAGGAAAAGGCTTTGTCGAAAGCTATGCGAATCGAAAATTTGGTATTCAGGTTGTTGACACTTCGACCGACCTGTTTAAGGCTCTAGACAAAAAGTTAAATACAATAAATTGGGATGATAGCGATACAATATTAACACAGGCCGGAATCACAGCACTCGAAACCGCATCTGTAAACAGTCCGTGGGTGTGGGGTAAATTATGTTTACACGAAAACGCTTTGCAAATAAACACGGATCAAACAACAGGGGACGCACGGTGTAAATACTCACGCCCTTCATTTTACGTACAGGGGCTTTTATCACGTGCGATTACTGCGCAGGGTTATACTTACACGGCCTCGGATATTAATTTAGCTTTTTCAGGGTTTCACACGCAGTTTTTTTTTACCTCTTACCAAAAAACTTTCGCAGCTACTTACAACCCGGCTGGCACATTAGCAATTACAGGGCTTAACACAAATGACTTTGCACACGCAGATTTAACCGTAATTTCTGCAAGTATCGATATCGGAATTAAAAAGCAAAAGTTTCGCATCCGAGGAACTATTACCAGCGATACGGTTATGACTTTAGTCGTTAAGGCTACTGATAATGTAGACCCGACAAAGATTTCTGAAAGCAAATTGCAAATAGGAATAGGAACGCAAATAGTAGACTTTACCAGTTCAGAATTTCAAAGCGATGACGGCTTTACAATTGATTTTCGATTAGACGGAACGGGCGAAGTAACTATAAATGCTTTGCTGTACACTCTACTTTTAGATAAAGATTTTGATTTATCCGGGAATCCTTTTTTAGGATACAAAATAAAAGTTTACGACAACCTTCCTGACCTAACCTACTTAGATTTGTTTAGGCTTATTTGCGTTGTAGGTAATCAATATCAGATTGTTAAACCGTACCCGAAAAGTTTTGAGTTCGGGAGTTTTGCGAATCTGAATAAACTGAATGCTGTAAACTGGTCGGATAAGTTCATTCAGGAATCGGAATCTATAACCGCTAACTTTGCAGGGCTTTATCAAAAAAACTTCCTGAAATATGAAAACGATATAACCGTTAATCCGGAACTAGGCTGGTCAAGTTTTCAAACCGATAGCGAACGACTTGAAAAAGAAGGTGATTATCTGGTCCTAAAATTTGGGGCATCTAACGATGTTGCAATAAATGGCAACTCAATTGCGCAAGTGCCTATATATAACGACACTGTAAGAATACCGGATCAAACTGTTAATATGCGGTTATTTGTAGTTTCGGGTTCCCGGCTCGAATTTACGCCGCTTTTATGGGCGAACCTTTCAACGGCGTACTATGCCAACTATTTCAACTCTTTATATCGGATCAGAGCGATTGACGGAGAATTTAATTTATCAAAATTAGATGTACTGAAATGGACTAAGAAGCAGTTAGTTTATATAGATTATTTCAAAACTACTTTTATTGTGTTAGAAATTAGTAACTTTATTCCGGGACGAAAAACGAAAGTAAAACTTTTGGCATATGGCAGATAAGACAGTAATAATTGAAATACAATACGATACAGATCAGGCAATTAAAAACCTTAATAACTTAACTTCATCTATTGAGGGTGAGAAAGTTGCGCAAGCTCAGTTAAGAAGTGAACTTGAAAAAGGGAAAATTTCGCAAACTGACTATTCAACTGCCGTTGAGCAATCTAAAAATACACAGACAAAAGCTAATACAGAGCGTAAAGCAACAATACAACTGTTAAGTACAGAAAAAGGAAGTATTAACGAGCTAAAAGCAAATATAAAAACACTTACTCTCGAAAAGGATAAGTTAAATATATCTACTGTAGAGGGGAAAAAGCAAGCTACAATATACACTGCACAGATAAAAGCTATGCAGGACGCTATAAAAGGCGCGGGTTCTGAAACTGGTAAAAGTCGGGGGGCGTTTGCGGCGTTCGGGGATAGCTTAAAAAACATTCCCGGCCCTATTGGCGGTATAATTTCCGGCATAATGGGCATGACAAAGGCCGCTTTGGCGTTTATTGCGACCCCTATCGGGGCTGTAATTGCTGCTATAGGGCTGGCATTAGGGGCATTAATGAAATACTTTCAAGGCTCTGAAGAAGGGCAGAACAGATTGAATAAAGTGACGAATGTAGCAAAAGCAATCTGGGAGGCCTTAATGAACATAGTTGAAAAGGTTGGCGAAATTATATTTGATGCAGTTTCGAAGCCTAAGGAAACTATTGAGAAATTAGGGAACCTGATTAAAGAAAATTTAATTAACCGGTTTCAGGCATTCGGGGTTATTGGTAAAGCTATTGTAAAGATTTTTAAAGGTGATTTCAAACAAGGATTTAAAGAACTGGCAGAGGGTGGAATACAAGCGGCCACAGGCGTTACGAACGCATTTGAAAAAATTGGCAACGCAGCGAAGGCGGTTAAGGCTGCTTTTAAGGAGGCCGTAGAAGACACGAAAAAAAATATCGCAATGGCTAACCAGCTTAGCGATGTGCAGGCATCAATTGATAAAAGGGAAAGACAGTTAATTGTTGAACGTGAAAAAATCCGGGTTTCCGTTGCCGAAAATATATTGAAATCTAAGAAAGATGATCTTTATAACGATGCTCAGAAACTTGTATTTTTAAAGCAAGCTTCTAAAGACATTGACGCTCTCGCAACAAAAGAGGAAAATTTAGCAGCTTTAAGACTTAAAGCAAGTCAGTTGCAATTAAAAATAAACGGTGATGACAAGGAAGCTCTGGACGCAGTCGCACAAGCTGAAGCTAATTTGATAAGCAAAAAAGCGGAAGGGCTGGAAGCTCGCAGAAAAATAGAGGGTCAAATTTCTGACTTAAACTTAAAAGCTCTCGAAGGCACACGGAAAAAAGTAGCCAAAGAAGTTGAGATTGACAGTAAAGCTCAGGAAGATATTATACGCAGGCGGGGCGAAGCAATCTGGGAACTTTCGGAAGTTCTTAGGCAGTCGCTTGAACTTGAAGCGAAAACATTAGAAGAAAAAAAGCAATTGCAAATCCAGGCCGCGGATGCTGAATTAGCTAGAAAGTTAGAAGATAAAACGTTACTTGATGAAGAGATTCAACTCGCACAGGAAGAACATAATTTAAGATTAGCAGAAATTGACGCATCCTATGCAGAACAAGCAAAAGCGTTAAAAGAACAAGCATTGCAAGAAGCGTTCGAAGGAATGCAAATGATTATTGACGCAACGCAAGGGATGGCAGACACTCAGGTTACTATTTTAACTGATGTTTTTTCCAGGCTCGCGACATTAAACGAAGATACTTTAAAGAATGGAAAGGATGCGTTTTTAGCTTTAGGTTCTGCCGCTTCTGGCTTAACCAGCTTAATTACTGCGAATCACGATAAGGAATTAAAAAGTTTACAGCGTGAAAAGGCTAAAGAGTTGGAGGCTGCTGGTGACAATAAAGAGGCTCAGGACGCTATTAATAAAAAGTACGCAAAGAAAGAATCTGAGTTAAAAAAGAAACAGTTTCAAGATGACAAAAAGAAAGCTTTAATAGACGCTGCAATAGCTACAGCCTTAGCAGTCGTTAAGGCTCTTCCTAACATTCCTTTGTCAGTTTTTGCAGGTGTGTTGGGAGCTATAAACATAGCCTCTATCGCATCGAAACAGTATGAACCTGAAACTTATGCAAAAGGAGGAATAATAGGCGGGTTATCGCATGCACAGGGAGGCACTCAATTTGTCGGCTCCGATGGTTCCAGGTTTGAAGCCGAAAGGGGAGAAGCAATGTTTGTTTTAAAAAAAGACGCTACGGCAGAAATCGCAGCACTAAGCGCAATAAATGGAAGCTTTGGCGGTCGTTCATGGACTTCGAAGCCTGCTTCGCATTTAGCAGACGGCGGGAAAGCGGCAGGAATTAATATAGATCAGGCTGTTGATGATGCTATTTCCAGAACGCCGATTTATGTCAGAGTCGGGGATATAGAAACCGGAATGACTGAGGTAAATAGAGTTAAAAATGTGGGGGTCGTGTAATGGCGGCACGTGAAAAATATATAAAACAAAGAGCTAGTTTCTGTAAGCTAGCTCTTTTGAAACCAAAAGATGCAGCTAATGAGCTTAGAGACTTAGCGACAGGGCTGGAAAATTGCAAAAACACAGCTGACATTGTTGAGGCTTTGAAGAACATATTTGCCGTTAGTGAAAGAACTATTTTTAACGACTTTATTTCGTAAAGTTTTGACGAACGTACGAAAATAAGTGACTAAAAATTTGTAATATATTGCAAATCGTGTTATCTTTACATCATAAAACAAACACAAAATATTAACTTAAAAATTTAGCAAAATGAAAACTTTAAAAGACATCGAAAAATTAGAAAACGTATCTTCCGTATTTGCAACAGAAACAGAAGTTGAAGTTAATTTTATAAATGGTTTTATGACTTACTCTTTGTCAAACTGGACAATTGATGAGATTTATGATAACGTAAAAAAACAAGGTTATTTATTGTAAACCGCTAGTTTCTGCTAAGTTCTAGCAGTTCGCCCCGGCAGCTTTCGAGCTACGGGGCTTTGGCGGTACAAACACAAAAAACTTAGCTATGAAAACTTTAAACGAAACAATCAGAGAAGAAGTAAAAAAACAAATGGGTTATACAGATTTTGCAGTTAATAACGATACTGAGCTAGTTATAACAAGTAAAAAAAGATTTCAAATAGTTCCAGAAAGTGAAGCTGCCGAAATGATGGAAGACTTTTGTAATTATGATGGTTTCAAGGCCGTTAACTTTGAATTTGAAGGAACAAGATATTATTTTGTAAAACAATAAAACATTCCCGCCATTTCTGCTAAGTTTTTGGCAGGAATCCGCCCCGGCAGCTTTCGAGCTACGGGGCTTTGGTGGTGAAAACAATTAAAAAACTTAGCAATGTCAAATTTACCTAATCGCATTTTAAGCACGCATAAAGTAACTTATTTAGATAACGGGTTTGTTCAGACAAAAACTTTGATAAGTGCTGAAAATTGGGACAATATTCTTAAACCTTTAAAAAATATAATTACAATTATTGAAGATGATAATAAGGGTAAAGAAAATGAACAGTCAAGACTTATAAAACAAGCACTTAAATTAATGTTCGGTGATTATTCTATTTGTTTTAAACAAGGTAGTCCGCTTCACGAATCAATTAAAACAGGAATTATAGTGCTTTCAAAAGCACAGGGCAATTGTAAAGTAGTTTGGAACCATATCGTTTAATTCTTAAAAACTTAGCTATGAAATATATACTTACAATAATAACCCTATTAATCTACGTGTTTGCCTTTATTTTCTGGGCTACTACTTAGATAATTCACAGGGTTAGTTTAAATAACTTTTACGAAATAATTTTAAAATAAACGACATGCAGTACATTTTAACAAAAGAAGAAATTGAAATATTGGTACCGAAACAGGATTTAACAGATTCTAAAGAACAATTAAAATCGGTTATTGATGCTTTTAGAAACACAGATTTTTGTATTCAGCACCAGTACGGCAAAGAGTCTTATTGCGACGAATGCCCAATAGCTTCGTTAAATATTAGCCCTAAAGATAAGTATTGGAAACCATGTTCTTATCAAAACTTTTCAAAATGAAATCTAATAACGAACTCAAAATATTCGGAACCGGAGCATTTTTTGTTGTAATACTTTTAATACTCTTTTTACTCGCACTACTCTCCTCATGTAGCACTCAGAAAAGATGCATCGAAAAGCCTTATATCACTGTTCAGGTTTCGGAACAATTTACAGGCACTAACTACACTTTTGTAAACCTAACTTATACTGAAGGCCTTAACTTTTTTATGCACGATTCGGCACAGTGTAAAGCGGGTGATACTATTATTATTAAGAAAATTAGAAACAAAACTTTATTTATAAAACAATGAAAAAAAAGGTAAAACACGTTGACGGCGTTACAGTTGTAATCGCTAAAGGTTACGTAAAAGATGGGATTTTTTACGGAGAATACAAATATAAAGGCATGTTTTACGGGGTTACGGTTTCGGTTTAATTACTGCAATCACTACACACAAAGCGGTTAACTTTTGTTAACCGCTTTTTTTTTGCCTTATTTTACGTTATGAAAATTATGGATTTGCTACATGATGTTGTGGACGAAGAAACTAGGGTCGAATATTCCGAAAAGGGTATTAAATGCATCTCAGTTGAAGAAGTCAGAAATTTTATAAACGCGAACAAATCCGAAGAAATTCAATTCAACATTTCCAGTTTAGGTGGAAATCTCGCAAGTGCTATCACAATTTCAAATCTTATCAAATCACATCCTAAAAAAACAATCGGTAACATTGTTGGTTTAACTGCCAGTGCCGGAACCGTTATTGCAAATAGTTGCGACGAAACAATTATGAGCGATAATACTTTGTTTTTGGTTCATAATGGTTGGAAAGAAGTTACTGGAAATGTGTACGATATGCAAAAAGCTGCTGAAGATTTGGCCAAGTCAGATGCAATTATGATTTCTTTGTATACCGAAAAAACAGGTTTGCCAGATGCGAAAGTAATTGAAATAATGAAAGCAAGCGACTGGATGTCACCTATAGAAGCTGAACAATATGGTTTTGTTGACCGTGTCTATCACGGCTCTAAAATAGCTGCAAGCGCAATAATTACAGAGGCGCAAAACAGCAGAGTAAATGAAGTATTAATTTTAAAACTAAAAGAAAAAATGTTAAAATTTCCGTGGAAAAAGGAAACAAAAGCCGGTATAGTCGGTTATCCTTTAGCACTTAAGGAAGGTATTGCGCTTATAAACGCTGAAGTACCCGCCGCCGGTGTAGAAATTGCGCCTCTGGGAGCTATGTCGCTCGAAGATGGTGAGTATGAACTTGCGGATGGTCGCAAAATTACTGTAGCAGGTGGTGTAATTACCGTAGTAACTGACCCCGCAGCACCCGCTCAGGATGCAGTAGCATCAACTGAAGAAGTTGTCGCCGCTGTAACTCAGGTTGTAGCTGCCGAAATTGCTAAAGTAGAAGCTAAATTTATGGCTGAACTCGGCAAAATTAAAAGTACTCACATCCCGCCTAAAGGCAATGGCATAACAGCCCCAGCCGCACAGGTTAAAACACCCGCTGATTCCGCTGCAAACGTGGAAGCTATTGCAGCCGGTATTCAGAAAAAAATACAAGAATCTCGTAAAGCTTAAGTATTATGGCATTAACGCTAACAAATACAAATTACAACGGTGAGGTTTTAGAAAACTTATACCTTGTAACCGGAGTAGGCAACGAGGTTGTTGAAAAAGGAGCTGCAAAGCTGCATGTAGATATTTCTACTAAAAAAGCTTTGCCGAGAATTTCTCAAACTGCTGACCCTATTGGGGATTATCAGGTAGGCGCACCCGCAGGAGAAACTGCAACGACTACTTACGCAGAACGTGAATTAGTCGTAAGGCCCATGACCGTGTACGAAACATTTTTACCCAAAACTTTCCACGACCTTTGGAAAAAATGGCAGTCTATTGGTGATTTTACCAATTTGGAATTAAATAACGAACTTTTAAACGCTGTGTTAGAGCTGTTTAAATCAGGTATTGGAACCCAAATGGCTAAATTATTTTGGCAGGGTGATACAACTTTGGGAGCTGCAAACCCTATGAATAAATTTAACGGAATTGTGACACGTGCAATTTTAGACGCAAATGTCATTAAGCCAACCCCCGCCGGAAATATTACAGACCAATCGTTTGTGGATATTCTTGCAGCAGTTTGGGCTGCAATTCCTGACAAATTTTTGGATGATCCTGATTTTGTATTACACGTAAATACAACTGATTGGAAAACAATGCAGGCCGGTAATACCAAACTAAAAGAAGCTTTTGTTGGCGTGTTCGGAATGAACATGGAAACAATGTACAATGAAAAGCGTATTAAGCATTTCCAAGGTATGCCACGTCATCACATCGTTGGTGCAAAAGTAACCGCAGGCGAAGATTCTAACTTAAACTTAGGCGTTTGGGTTGATCCAGTTAGCGAAGTTCCTTTGGTTGACCGTGTTGCAAATAATAGCCCACAATGGTTCTTGCGACTTGATTATAAAGCAGATGCAAATTATCGTTGTTCTGAAGAATTAGTACTTTACACACCAGTTTAAAAATGAGAAAGTTAATTATAATTAGTTTGCTGGTATTTCTAGGATTTGCCGCAAACGCTCAACAAAATATCCAGTTTTTTGCTAACGACACTGTAAAGGGCGATACCCTTACAACGTCCGCAACTGCTATTGTTCCGTATTTTGGATTAATTACTTTTGACTTTAACGTTAAAGGCAAAGCGGTTGGAGATACTGTGTATATTGACTTTCAGGGTAGTAACGACAATTTTGTAAGTGTAAAAACGATCAGTACTACAACTCATATCCAGAGTGGTACAGATTATACTAATTATCAGTTGCTTGCGAATCCTGCGACTTATTTAAAATATAGAATTAGAAAACGAGCTTATGAAGTAGCTGACACTGCGTATTTTATAAACAAAATATTTACTTATAAGCGATGAGACTAATACTCATACCCAGTTTTATGCTTGTCTCTGTGTTAGTGCAGGGACAAGCTGCAAACCAAGTGTTTGCAAACGATACGACAAAAGGGGCCGAAACTAAATATTTTACCGGAACTAAAGAAGCTGGAATTTATCAGGGTGTTGCTGGTTTTGTTTTTACAACCGCCCATGATGCAGATTCTGTTTTTTTAGAAGGTTGTTATAATACAAATGCATGGTATCCAATTGATACTGTAAAAGCATCAGGAACAGCCGCCGTAAATCGTGAACTATACCAAACTCCGCCCCGGTTTAAATATTACAGGCTGCGTAGAAAAGGAATAGCGGGAGACACATGTTATTACTCTAATGTACGATATTATCTAAAATATTAAGTATTATGACAAACGTAAAAATAGATAGAGGTGTAGCCTTTGACGGCGCAGCTATCGTACAGGGAGGTATAGGAAACTATATTTTGCTGATAAATAAAGAAGACTTGGATAACGGCGTAATTACCGAGGATGCTATTTCGAAAGAAATTGAAACTATTACTCTGGATGCCGGAACGTTAGCTTATAAACTAGAAAGTTCGAAGGGTTCCGCTCAAATAATTCCTTCCAGTCCTTTTCGGGCCGTGAGTGCAATTGATGGTTTCGATCATTCGATAGATATGCGAATTGTTGATATGTCGCAGCTCGCAATTGACAATGCAAAAAGATTGCGCTTTCAAAAAGTTGTTGCTATTGTTCCGTTAACAAGCGGCAAAGCAATGATGTACGGCAGGCGTGTTGGAATGCGAATGAGTGATTTTAAAATGATGCCTGGTGATGCTGATACGGGTGGAACTTTTCAAGTTGTTGTCAAAACACCTGAAAACGACCCGCCAGAAATCGACCCGCCTCATTTAATCGAAAGCACTTTTGACATTCTTTCCTTAATAGTATAAGGATATGCAGGGTAACGAAAAAAAATATTATCATAAAGGTAGCTTATGTGAATATCATAAGCTACCTTTATATTTTCAAACTAAAAATTTAAACGAAAATGTCACAAAATCACAATCAAAACCAAAGCAGCAAAGCAGCCGACAAGGCAGCGGAAGAAAAAGCAGCAGCCGATAAGTTAGCAGCCGACAAGGCAGCGGAAGAAAAAGCAGCAGCCGATAAGTTAGCAGCCGACA